AGGGATAGAGACAGAAGGTTCTTTACATTTTGGGAAGCATGCGTAAAAGACCCCAAGTCTTACGGTATGGTTATGGTAAAACATAGACGAGAAGGTGCGTCTTGGAAAGGAGCAGCTATGGCTTTGTATTACATAACTCAAAACTTTAATGCTCACGGAGGATTGTTGTCAAAAACTGGTAAGGATGCTAAGGATTTATTTGAAAAGGTTGTATATCTTTTTAGAGGAATGCCTGAGTTTTTTCAACCAATCATTGACGGTACAGATAATCCAAAGTCAACTTTAAGTTTTAGAAAGCCTGGGGAAAGAATTACCAAAAATAACAAGAAGGTTTCTAAGTCTGAAGCTTTAGATTCTAAGATTGATTTTAGAAATACAAGAGACAACTCTTATGATTCTACTAAGCTAAAGTTCTTCATGTCTGATGAAGCTGGTAAATGGAAAGAAGCTAGTTTAAAAAAGAACTGGCAGATTGTAAGACCTTGCTTAACGCAAGGAATAAACATTTACGGAAAATGCTTTATGCCATCTACTGTTAATGAGATGACAGAAGGTGGTGACGAGTTAAAAGATGTTTGGGTTGATTCTGATATTAAAAATAAAGATGCTAATGGGTATACTCTATCTGGCTTATATAGATACTTTACTCCAGTATATGACGGGTACGAAGGATTTATAGATGAGTATGGCAACTCTGTTATTGAGACACCTGAATCTTCAGTTAAATCTGTGGAGGGACATATGATAGATATGGGTTCAAAACAATATTTTGAAAACAGGAGAGAGGCTATAACAGATACTGCAAAACTTTCAGAGGAAAAAAGACAATATCCTTTTAGCTCTGAAGAAGCGTTTAGAAAAGAAGGTAATACTAGTATATTTGATTTAGAAAAGATATATCAACAACTAGATTACTTAGAAGATTACGGAGAACGTTTAGTTACAAAGGGAAATTTTATATGGGCAAATGGAGTTCAGGATTCTGAGGTAACATTTAAACCAGATAAGACTGGCAAGTTTATGATAAGTTGGACTCCTTCAGTAGACGACCAAAATTTATATTACGATAAACTAAACACTCCAGGTAATAAAGAAACAATAGTTGCAGGGTGTGACCCTGTAGACCACGATACAACGACTGATGGCAGACGCTCTGATGCTGCTGCTTATGTCTTTAAAAAATTTGGAATGGATTCTGAGCACGCTCACTCTTTTGTTTGTGAGTATTTAGCCAGACCTCCTAAAGTAAAAATCTTTTACGAAGACATGGTTATGATGTGTAAGTTTTATGGTTGTGAAATATTAGTTGAGAATAATAAGATAGGACTAATAAACCATTTTAAAGAGAGAGGTTACGAAGCATACTTAATGCACAGACCTGAAAGCACACATACCAAGTTTAGTAGAAAGCAAAAAGAATACGGTGTTCCCACAACAGGAAAGGTTGTGATAAACGCAATATCAGATTCTGTTCAAGCATACATCTATGATTTCGTAGGGTATACTGAAGACGGAGATATAGGAGTTTGTTACTTCGATAGACTGTTGAAAGACTGGTCTCAATACGAGCCAGAGAACAGAACGAAATATGACAGCACGATTGCTAGTGGATTAGCTTTAATAGCAGCTAACAAGAATGCTAAAAGAAAAGAAATAGAAAAGAAAGTGTCACAGCCTTTTGTTAGAAGGTATGATAACTCTGGTAATATGTCAAAACTAATTAGTTAAAATGTCTAAAAAACAAGGTATCTATGCTGGCTATCCAAATCCCTTAGCCACACCAGAAGAGAAGATGAATCCAGAGTATGGATTGCAATACTTCAGAAAAATGTATGCAGACTTTTCTGGAGAAGATGGAAGCCTTTACGGCTCTAGAAGAAGAAGATATATTGTCAACAGAGAGTACGCAGAGGGAATGCAGAATGTTGGCAAGTATAAAAAGCTTTTAGGAAATAATGGAGACTTATCTTATTTATCTTTAGACTGGTCTATCGTACCAGTAATACCAAAATTTGTTGATGTAATTGTTGGTGGTTTAACAAATCAAGATTACGAAATAAAATGTACTGGTATAGATAAGGTTGCGCAAGACGCTAAGATTCAAGAAGAAATGAGACTGTCAGCTAAGATGATGCTTCAAGACTTTACCAAGGACTTGGAGGTTATGACTGATATTCCTCTTGGTGGTGATGAAAAACTTCCTACTGACTCTGAAGAGTTGGAGCTACATATGCAGCTTAACTATAAGCAAGCTGTAGAAATAGCTATGGAAGAAGGTATTGACTTATGCTTCTCAATAAACAATTGGAAAGAAATATCTAAAAGAGTTATGAGAGACCTAACCGTTGTTGGGTTTGGAGCTACCAAAACTTACAGCGATAAGGATGGTGTTCATGTTAGATATGTAGACCCAGCTAATCTTGTTATATCACATTCCAACGACCCAGACTTTAGAGATATGTCTCATGCTGGAGAGGTTAAGTATTATACGATTCACGACATCAGAAAGATGGCTGGTAATCAATTTACGGAGGATGAGTACATAGAAATGGCTACGGTTTCTGCTGGAAAGTATGACAACCCAATAGATGTCCCAACTCAAAAAACATATTACAAAGGATACGAAATGTATCAGTATGATAGCTTTAGAGTTGCTGTGTTAGATGGTGAGTTTAAAACAGTTGATAATATAAGACATGAGAAAAAATATAACGCACACGGCAATTATACTTTAAATAAAAGAGACTCTAAATACAAGCTACCTAAGAAATCTAGATACAAAAGAGAGATGCTAGACAATCCTGTGGAGATGATTTACAAGGGTAAGTATATTATTGGAACTGAGTTTATATTTGATTATGGTCGAGCTGATAATATTATAAGACCTAAATCTAACAAGAGTAAGGTTAGAATGTCTTATGCTGTTTACATGCCAAACCAAATAAACTTAAACAACAAATCTCTTGTTGAAAGAATGATGCCTTTTGCTGACCAGATTCAGATAGCACATCTTAAAATACAACAACTAATTGCTAAGGCTAAACCAAAGGGAGCTGCTTTTGAAATAGGCTCTCTAGAAAACGTAATGCTTGGAGATGGTGGTGAGTTTACTCCACTAGATGTTCAAGATGTTTACGAAGCTACTGGTAATATTTATTACCGCATGCAGCAGGAAGATGGCAGCATGGGTAACCCAAATCCTATACAGGAACTATCTGGTGGTATTGGTGGGGCTCTTAATGAGTTGATGGCTATTGTTAATTATAACATGCAGCAAATTAGAACGGTAACTGGTGTTAACGAAACTAGAGAAGGTGCTGCCCCAGATAAGGAGGCTTTAGTTGGTGTTCAGAAGTTATCACTACTTGCTTCTAATAATGCTACTAGAGGATTGAATCAAGGATACCTTTCTATTATGGAAGGCTCAGCAAAGTCTGTTGCTTTAAGAATACAACACTTTGTTAAGTATAATAAAAACTACATGGGATATATTAATAACATTGGAGACATGAACCTTAAAGCTATTGAGGTTACTGCTGATGTTCACCCTCATGATTTTGGAATTATTATAGAAGCTTTACCAGACGAAGAAGAAAAAGCATTATTAGAAAATAACATTCAAATGTCTTTGTCTCGTGACGAGTTAAGAATAGAGGATGCGATTATGCTTAGAACAATAAAGAATGTTAAGCTGGCTAATCAAATGCTTATACTAAGAAGAAAGAAGTATAACGAGGAAAAGATGGAAATCGCTCAGCGTAATTCTGAGATGAACGCACAGATTCAAGAGAGAGCTGCTGCTGCAAAAGCACAGTCTGATGCTCAAATAGAGCAAGTTAAACTTCAGGCTAAACAAGCGGCAATGCAGGCTGAGTTCCAAATGAAGGAAGCGTTTGCTCAAGCAGAGCACCAAAGAGAAATGGAAAGAATCAGAATGTCTGGAGATATTAAAACTGAGCATATAAAAGTTGCAAGCTCTGACATAGATGCTGACTTAACTAGAATAAGAAAAAGATAATTTTGTTTTTATTAACATAATTGTTAATTTTGCAAATCGAATACTAATTTAATATATTTTAATTATGGCTGGAATTGAAGACCAGATTGCCAAAAGCCTTGGTATGAATATCAAGGAAGAGGCAGAAACTAATAACAATGCGGAAGCACCTCAAGCTGAAGGGGCACCAGTTGAAAATACTGAGAAAGCACCAGAAGTCGCAGATGCTACGCAAGAACAAAACGTTCCTACAAATACTGAATCACCTTCAGAGAGTGAGAGCCAAGCTCCAGTTCCTAGTTTTGATGAGTTGCTATCCGAGAAGAGTGGCGGCAAATACAAAACTTATACTGAACTTGAACAAGCTTTATCAACACCAAAACAAGACAGTCCAACGTTTGCTAACGAGCAGTTGCAAAAACTTAATGACTATATTGCTCAAGGTGGAGATTTAAAGAACTTTTTAGAAACTCAACTTAAGGATTATTCATCCATGTCAGAAATGGAGTTGGTTGTTGAAAAAATGATGTATGATGACCCAGACCTGACTAAAGATGAAATAGAACTTTTGTTGCAAGACAAGTTCAAACTCAATGAAGACGACTATACAGAAAGCCAAATTAAACTGTCTAAGATACAACTTAGAAAGGAAAGCAAGGCTGCTAAGGATTTCTTCAATAAGTTTCAAAAGGAAAACGAAATACCTAAAGCTGTAAAAGATAGAGAAGCAGAGAGTGCTGCACAACAGCAACAAGCTCAACAACAACAAAAAGAGTGGGAAACTACTCTTGATAAAGAGCTTACATCTCTAAACACTTTAGACTTTACACTGGGTGATGATAAAAGTTTTTCTTACAAGATTGATGATAAAGTAAAGAGTGAGATTAAAGATTCTCTTCAATACATAAACAATTTTTGGAACAGATACATTAATGAAGATAAGTCTGTTAACTATCAGTCTCTACTGAAAGACATGGCTCGAATCCACGCTGGAGATAAGCTTGATGCTTTTTTAGCTTCACAAGCTTCTTCACGAGGTAAAGAGGAAATGTCTCAAGAGCTTGATAATCCAACATATAATCCTTCTAGCAAAGATGCTAAACCTGAACAAGCAAGTATGAGACAGCAAGTTTGGAATGAATTAAACAAGTAATTATTATTTTTAAAACTATTTTATCATGCCTTATACACAGAGCGGATTATTAAATGCGTCTCCTACAGCTTACAAAGCGGCTACGACTCAGAACTACGTTTCTACGTTGTCTATTCACAAGCCTGAAGTAACTGAGGAGTTCGTACAACGATACGGAGACCAATCGTTAACTGGTCTTTTAGATGCAATGGGAGCAATGGTTCCTGCTGCTAACAAGAAAGTTCAACACTGGGAAGAAGACTTTATTCACCAGTTTGCAATTTCTCATGCTTCAACTGTAACAGTTAACCCTTCTTCTACTGGAGATAAGTGTGTTGTTACTTTAGATGCAGCATATGTACAGAGTAGCTCAAGCATTTTCAGAGTAAATGACATTGTTGAGTTTACTTCTGGTCAGGTAGGTATTGTAACAGCAGTTGCTGCTAACGGTACTACTTTTGATGTTTATCCTTTAACTGCTTGGACTAGTACAACTGGTACTGATGTTTGTGCTGTTGGTACAAGAATTATCATCACTGGTAATGCTTATAACGAAAACGTAGGTCAGCCTGACTCTATGGTTTCTAAGCCTTTAGCATACGAAAATGACATGCAGATTCTTAAGGAGTCTTATGTTGTTTCTGGTTCAGAGATGACTAACATCATTTACTTTGAAGTACAGAATCCTGAGACTGGAGAGTCTGGGTACTTATGGTACATCAAAGGAGAAGCTGACAGTTACAAGCGTTTTGTAAACTACTGTGAGATGCAAATGTTACTAGGTCTTAGAACTACAAACACTGACGCAACTTTCCTTGCTGAAAGTGCTATTGGTGATGGGTTCCAAACTTCTGAGGGTCTATTAGACTTTATTGAGAATGGTGGTAACGTACAAAACTACAACCAACTAACTGGTTTCAACTTATCTGACTTCGATGCAATGGTAAGAACTTTATCTAAGAATCGTGGAGCTCGTGAGAACTCTATCTTCTGTGGTACTGACTTATCTTTAGCTATTGATGATGCAGTTGCTTCTATGTTTGCTGGTGGCGGTGTTTCTTACGGAGCATTCTCTGGAATGGAAGAACTAGCTGTTGCTTTCGGATTCAAATCATTTATGAGAGGTGGATATACTTTCCACAAGAAAACTTATGACCCATTCAGCTACGCTGGAATGTTGGGTGCTGATGGTTTCAAATACTCAGGATTAGGATTCTTAGTACCAGGTGATATGGGAATGGATGCTCAAACTCGTGAGCGTATCCCTGCACTACGTGTACGTTACAAAGAAGCTGGTGGCTACTCTCGTGAGATGGAGCACTGGTTCGAAGGTTCTGCTGGATTAGCTACTCCTACGAGTGGTAATGACCAGTTAAGATGTAACTATCGTACTGAGCGTTGTTTCGAAGGTTTCGGAGCTAACCGATTCATGTTAATCAAGAAAGCGTAAGCTTTTAAATATTCGAGGGGAGGGACTAACCTCCCTCCTCTTTTTTTTAATTTAATTTAATACATAATAAAATGAAAACTATAAACAAGCCTATTGTATTTAGGTTATTAAAGCGAGCAGAAAAGCCTTCAACCGAAGGTAGACATTACCCATTAAGTTTTAGATTACCATCTTCAGACCAAGTTTATGATGAGGGTGCTGGTAGAGCTAGAGTTATTCGATATGCTATTGGAGAGCAAAGTGTTTTTCAAGATGAGCAAAAGAATGAAAGACCAATTATTGGAGATGTTATTTTTAGTAATGGTACTATCATAGTAGACAGAAGAGAAACTTTATTGTTAGAGTATTTGACAAAAAGTAACTATTATCAGTCTAATCCTAACAGGATGCCTAATACGACACCACTCTATGATATTATAGATAATAGCGTTAATGCTGAGTCAACTGTTAATAACATTGAACTTGAGCATACTGCTGTAGATATTGCTCTTAAGATGACACCTCAGCAGTTGGTTGCTTATTGTGATGCTGCTGGATTGGACTCAAACAGAAGCATGTATGAACTTAAGCATGATGTATTAGCACTTGCTAAAAGAAACCCTCAAAAGTTTTTAGAGTCTGCATCTAATCCTTTAACTGATATGAATCAGATTATTAAGGATGCTATAAAGTTTAAGATTATCTATATGAATAAGACTAAGCGTGAGTTTGGGTTCTTAAATGGAAAAGATAAAGAAATGATTACTGCTGTACCTCA